AAAGCCAAAATCGAATATGCCCAGCAACGTTCGACAGAAACGAAGTCGCATCGGTCCCGTCTTCATAGGTCGCTGTCGCCACTCCATCAGTTCCGTCGAATGTCCATTCGAAGTAATCTTCTTCATCAACTCGAGTCAGTACCATTCCACTTGGGATCGGAAATGTAAGCGTGATTGCTCCCTCTGCGTGCTGCCAATAAACAGGTTCAATTTGAACACATGGCGTCCACCGTTCGACGGTTTCTGTATTATCACTCAAGACTGTCGTAGGGAATAAGACACGTTCGCAGCAACAGCATCCACCAGACGAACCGCCTGAGCTGGCCTCGCTTCCAGTACCGCCGCCGGGAAGTGCCACAAACTCACGTCGGCCGAAATTATCAACGTTCATAGGATGCTCCCTCGTTGAACGTCCGAACTGTTTGAGTGCTTCGCGATGGTGCGACAACCCGGGCTCCACGATCGACCGTCAACGTCGTCATTGGTCCGGGGCTGTAACTGAATTCCCGCTTGACGATCTGAACGTATTGCGGATTCGGGTCGCTGCTGGATGCTCCGTTCAGGCCAATCTCTCTGCCTGCAATCTTCGTGATCAGATCGCCGATCTCGTACGTCAGGTGAATCCCGGGGAGCTTAAACGTGCAATCCAACTCAGCCGTTCCGTACTGGTCGCGGGTGTCTTCTGCAAAACTCTGGATTGCGGCTCTGTCGTCTCGTTCGTCGGCTCCTGCTGTGCTGCTCGCCAAAACGCTGGAATAATCTTCGTCCAGTTCTTCGCTGGACTCGTAAACAAACTGATGCTTGAACTTGTCGGGCTTGTCAATCACCAGAACGATATCCCTGGCACTGACAGCGTATGGACTTTTCCCGGCCGCTCCATTGATCCGTTTGTCGCCTTTGATGACTCCCGTGATTCTCATTTTGGCATCGTCGCCAGCGTCAATAAGTTCCGCCGGTGGACTGTCGCCAGTGAACAAGATCGCGATCTGGTCAGGCATCACGAACGGCTGGCCAAACGAAGGCGGGACGATCTGCCATGTTGCCCCGTCGTCCACAGAATACTCGAGGTGGATTTGTCGCCGTTGAGGATTGTCGGTGTCACCGTCCAATGTAAACGGGTGGCCGATGTTTCGCCTGTGTGGAATCACTCCGGACGGAAACACGTCAGACAGGTCTGGGGGATCACCGATCTCGGTACGTTCGCCCGTGTAATCTCCGGCCTCGTTGGCTACCCACAATCGCCAGACATAGGGGTTATCTTCGTAGTCGCTGTCAGGATCTGATTTCGTCAATTGCGAGGCACTCAGGCTGTCGTCACTGGCTGGCCATGACTTCCACAATGGCAATGTGACTTCAGCCTCTTCAACTCCACCGAACACCTGGACAACGTTCACACTGTCACCGATCCGACGGTTGACTCGGTAATCGTTGCAGTTGCTTTCGTCCAAGTCGAGTTCAGACGATGGTGCCTGAAACATGAGTTCCCGTGATGTGCCGACACCCTTCTGGAACACTTGAATCAGTGGTTTGTCATTTCCGAGGCCAGACGTGCGGGCGTAGTCGAGATACCAGTTGAATCCAAGAGGTTGCAGCAATCGGTCGAGATACGTCGGCAGGTAGAGCCCCATCGGTAACCGGACATCCTCCAACGTCACTGTTCCGAAGATGTTGAGCAGATGGTTCCGGGTCGGATTCTCAATCAGTGTCTCGTTTGGATTGCACGCCCAGCACATTGCCAGAACCGCATCGACAAGTTCCCACTCTTCCGCGATCTGTCCGCTGACGGTTTCGCTGTTCGATGTCAATGCTGCTTCGGGGTGAATCCACAAATAAGCGTCGTTGCCGTCTTTGCGTTTGATGTTCGATTTATTGAACAGCGTTTTACCGTCGATCGTCGGATTGAACACGGGCGGCTCGTTCGTCTGCGTGTCCGGATCGCTTGCGTCAACGCCCTTCCAGTTTTGCCCGTAAAATGGATCTCCGAAGTGATACGGCCGCATCTGGCTTTGTGCCGTCAACGATTCCGTCTGAGCGTTCACAACCTCGGATTCAGTGACGTAGTCGCCAAGGTGTAAACGTGGGAACGGTGCTGTTCCTTCCGGCACCAACACGTCAATCATCTTCGCGAAGTTGGCAGGCTGCGACCTATTGATCAGTGGCGACGAAACTCGGTAATCCAGATCAGCAAAATCCAGAGACTGCCCACCAGCCGACTGCACGACACGGACGGCCGTCGCGTCCTGCGTGTAATTCGTGCCCGTTGGCGCCCCACTGTCCGAACTGACTCGAGTCAGCAGCTTCGGATAGGTGACCAACTTCGCACCAGTCGTGTTGATGGCGTCCGTTGTCGTCATTCTGTTTCGTCTTCAGCTTTCGAAATAGCGGCAAGGAATTCACCGAACGGCAATTCTGATTCGCGGCCTTTGTAGTGCTTCTGGTAAACCACCAGAGCGTGGTTCGGATCCGGGTGATTTGGCTGCACGTCTTTCAGTGCGTCCTCAATCGGTGTCAGTGGTTTTGGTGTTTCTTCAGTCATGCCTCAGCCTGTCATGTGGGGTAGATTTGCCGGAATGCGAACGTTCCACGTTGGACCCATCCGTTTTGCCCTGAGCCATCCCAGAACGGCCCAGAATCAGGCGTGAAGCCGAGGAACGCAACATCCGGCCACGTGACCGCGTTAGCCTGCAGCGTGCCCGTGTCGCCTCGCTTAGTCTGTACGTTGAACACGTGTTGACGCAGAGCCGCCTCAGACGCGAAGCCTTTGAAGATCACAGGCATGGCCAGCTGCCGATCGGTCTGTTCGGAGTAGTGAACGGCCGCCGATGAAACTCCCCAAAACCGATGGACAACCTCAGCCATTTCATAAGCTGGTGCCGTCAAAGGCTGAAACAGGAAGTTTCCGGCCGCTTCGCCGAAGTCTGTGCCGTCAAATAGAATCGCCATTATGGAAGCCCCGCTGCTGGTACTGGTGCTTCGATTGGGCCTGCATTGACTTGTTCAACTTGCTGAACGGCAGGAGGTTTCGCAGCCTGGAATCCGTTTTCGTTTGTCTCTCTCAACTTTCGGATCTCATCGGCTAAGCCTCGAAGGATCTCCTGCGTTTGGTTGATCGCTTCGACATCCTGAGGGCTGATGACGTTGCCGATAAACCTATCACCGGGCAGAGCGTTTTCTGGCTTCTCTTCTTCCAGCAACTGAATCGCAGACTCGGCAATGTTCTCACCATTCAGCCTCGCTTTGTTCAGAGCAATGCCCCGCTTGAATGACTCGAAACTGTCGATACCTGCAACGTCTATGTTTTCGAATAGGTCATCGACTGCTTTCACAACAGCACCTTCAATGCCCGCTGTGCCCTGCGTCTGCAACTGCTCCAGAACGCCTCTCACCTGCCGGTCTGCCCGAAGCACTTTTGTGTTTTCATCAACCGCTTTGGTCAGCGTATCGAATGCCCCGGAAGCCTTGTCGATTGACGTGATTTGATTCGCTGCCTTTGATTCAAGCGCCAACGCTCGCTCGGTTCCGCCGATCAATTCGGCAATGGCAGACTTGCCGATACCTTCTTTTTGCTCATCGAGAAACTGCCGTCTGAGTGCTTCGTTTTCACGGAACAATTGCAGGCGATCGTCAACGCCTCGAGTCTGCCGAAACTCGTCAATGTCTCCCTGTGCAAGATTGGCCGCAGATCCGTCTTTCAGCGTGGCCTGCAACTCTGGCACAAACGAATCAAGACGAGTTATAAACTGCCGGACAGCGGTCGCCGTGTTTGCTCCGGTTCTGTCCTTCAGGATTTGCGAAATAACAGACGTGAGTTCCAGCGTGCGCTCGGTGCTGATCGCATCGATGTTTGCTCTGTCAGCCGTAGCGGTTGCCAGAGCCGGGCCAACGTTCGCAAAGAATTCAGCCGGATTCACTGCACGCACAACGGCTTGCGTCTGACTTACTTGCCCGAGTGCCCCGCCGAAATTCTTGAAACCTGCCAAACTCGCAATATCCAATGCCGACTGCACGAGCTCCGTTGCTTTCGCAGCATCGCCAGCAGTCGCCCTGAGCCCGGCCGTCACGACAGACAAAGCCTCATCAAGATCGTCTGCACCTGCGGAGATTGCAACGCCGAGAAGATTTGCAAGACCTTCCTGAGTCGTTCCGAGTTTCTTGGCGTTTTCCGTGATTAAGGTTCTTGCACTGTCGAGATTTTCACCGCCAACGTTGAACGCAATATCAGCCAGAGCCTGCTCGAATGTTCTGGTCTGAGTCGCTGCTGCCAACTGGTTCCGCTTGACTTTTTCAAGCTCGCCACTGATCGCCGAAACGGCAGCAGAAATCCCAATGAACCCGGAAGCAATCCCGACGATCTGTCCTTTCACGCTACCCGCAACGCCTGTCAGTTTTCGGCCTTCATTGCTGACACCGGAAATTCCACCCTTAGCGGTTTTCAATTCTCGGTTGAGTTCGGCAACCTTCTTTTTTTGCTTCTCGAATTCAGTGCTGCCAACTTCCAGCCGCTTCAGTTCTTTCTGTGCGTCTTTGTAGTCCTTTTCCAGTTTCTCCATCGAACCAGAAACCAGCTTCACCGCCTTTGCGGACTTGGACCCCATGTCCTTATTGGCTTTAGCCAGTTGGTCAACACGCTTCTCAAGCGTGGCCACATCCTTCTGTGCCTGGCTGGCATCACTGACAAGATCAATCTGAATCTTGCTCATGAATCACCCCGCAGAACCATCCCCATCAAAGCCGCTACCGTTTCACGGATCGCAGACTGTGAGAACAATCGAAGCTGACTCACCACCTCAGGCGTGATGCGATAGTTGACCGCCAAGACTCGGCAGAGAAAATACCAGTCGTGTTCATCGTCGAACAGAATCGACGTTACACTTTCGCCATCAACTTCAGACGTTTGAATGCCTTCTTCTTTGCGTCGGTCGAGATCGGCCGTCAGCCAGTTGAATTGAGTATCAGAACACCACCTGATTGACCCGTCAGATTGCAGGTCGGGGAATCGGTCCAAGTGGTCTGGCGTGGTAATCGTCCAGCGTTCTTTATTGCCCAACTCAATCAACGCACCACGGCGCATGTCCGGCCGTCGCAGGTCTTTTTCAGTGGGTGGTGAGTCGTTCCAGAATCCAACCCAGTACGCTCCAGATTCCTGATCGCCGTTCTTTGCGGACGGGATCCATGTTTGCTGATCCGGCTTGTAACCGAATCGAACAGCCTGGGGAGTGATCCACGAATAGACAGCACCCGGTTTCCCATCTGGACCGCTTTGCGTGCGGTCTGTTTCGTGCCCGCGGAATCCATCGATCAGACCGACAGAAGCAAGAGGCACAGTTTTCTGTTCCGGACTGTCCGGGATAAAGACCTGAAATGAGGCCATGTGATCGCCTCCATCAGTTAGGGAACGGCAACGCCAGTGGCAACGGCCAGAGTCGTCTGGCTGGATGGTGTTGGGTTATTGACCGTCAATGTGATCGTTCCGGAACCGTTGGCACCTTCCTGAACGCTGAGGTCAGATGTCTGCTGAATTCCGGTTGCGGCCGTCACGCTCATGTGAACCGTTGTTGCTAAGTCTACAACGGTTCCGCCTTCCGCTTTCTTCGCAAAGTAGATTACGGCACCGCCAGACCCAAGAGCCGCAGAGTTCAGCACCGAGATTGCTCGAGCAAGGTCTTCAACCTGCAGCGTGATTGTTGGTTCAGCCGATGTGATGAATGCCTGATCATGAAATGCACCGCCGCCCGTCGCTTGACTTGTGACAGTGATTCCAGGGTTGATCGTTGCTGAGATCAATTCCGGGATCTGTGTTCCGCCGACAAATGCTTTCGATAATTGCCAGGTTGAATTGTACGCCGCTGCTGTCAATGCCTGAGAGGAAAGCACGGTCAACGACGTGCTGAACGGATCATCGGTGAGATACCGCAGATCAAACTGGACTTCGACAGCCGCCGCACCCGTCCCGCTGATCGAAGTCGGCACAACCATTACATGATCGGATGAAAACGCACTGTGAACACTTGTCGCATCGAACACGCCACACTGAGCCCGCTTGTTGAACGGAACAATGCTGCTCGCTTCCTCAGCGCAGTACGCCGAATTCAGCCAGCCGTTACTGTTGAGAGTCAGCAATGTGGCCAGGTCTGTGGATGTGACCTGAGTCACCGGAGCCGTATCGCCCTGGAAGTGTGCCGCTGCAACTGGCTGCCCAGATGCGGCCGCACGAACCAGTTCTGCGTTCTGACTGTGGCTGATATTCGTGATCTGAGAAATCACCACCTCAGCCGCGTCACCGCTGTTCAGTGTGATGTCGGAAAGTGCGTGAGCCATCGTCTATCTCTTTCGCTTCTTTTGGTATCGTGAATCGCTGGCCAACGTGGTGAAAGTTGTGCCCCAGTTTTCCGCCGCCCGTTGTTCTTCTCGACTGCTGATTGCTTCGATCTCGTCCCGGAACTGTGTCGTCAAATTCGACTTCCGAGACCCTCGGGCGCTGATCCGGCCCCGCGTTGCTGTTGCTGTCACTTTCGCCGATCGCAGAACCGCTTGTTCCAGTTCACCTGAAAACACAAGAGGCTTCTGATGTCCGTGCTTTCGGGCCTTGCGGATCTGGTATTTCCTCGATCGTGCCTTGTATCCCCATGCTCCGCCCGGACGTGACTCCGGAACGTTCTGGAAGTGCAACGGCAAACGGTTGACCTTGTGGCTAACCATCTCCAAACGGTTCGCCTGCCGACTGATTTGTGAAATCCCTCGTTTTGTCAGGAGCTCCGTTTCGATGGTCGATGAAAACGCGATCATGTCCGCACCTCCATCACAAAGGCGGCAACCCACTCTTCCGCATCGTTCTTTTCTCGAGCCCGCTTCTGTGGTGGGATCGATGTCGAATACGTTTCGATCAACAATCGCTGCTGATAAGCCGTCAGTTCTCGCAAGTCGTCAACGATGGTTTCGCACTGCCCAAGCCACCAAACGTATCGCTCTCCGAGTTCCCCTGATTGCTGTGCCGTTGGCGTTGTGGACTCCAACAACAACGACAGAAGAATCGTTGACTCGAAACTGCCTGTCGTCGCCTTGCTGCTGTCCAGATCCTCAAACGCAACAATCGCCCGAGGAAGAGACTTAGCCGTTTGATCAACCTGGCTGGTGCTGTAAACACCGTCCTCAGCGTATCCGTAATGGATCCGCGTCAGTGCCTCCGTCGCATCATCCGAATCAGTCAGCGACTGAAAGCCCGCCGATTCACTCAGGAGCGTCCTGAGCTTCACCAGCGGTTCCTTCATGTGCAGTTTCAACACCATCTAAATTGGATCCAATGCTGAAACGGTCGTGTGCTCTCGATCACTTCTCTGAACGTCCAGTTTCACAAGCCCACCATCGGGCAGCCCAATCGAGGTAATGTGAAACGTTGATTCCCGGACGGTCAGAACTGTCAGTTTCGAAACCTCGGCAGAATTGAAGTCTGATTCCTTCAGATAAACCTGACCCTGAATCGTCTGACGTTCTCCCTGTTGACTCACAGAGAACTGATCCGGCAGAGTCACCAACGCCTGAACCTCACACTTAAACGGTGTGGTGTTGAGCGTGATGGTTTCGCCCATCTCGTCGAACAGTTCAGAGTGCATGCACTCAATTTCAGCCTTGGCTTTTGCCATTACGCCGCCGCTTTCTTCTTGGCGGGTTTCTTAGGCTCTGGCTTTCCGAAATGACGAGTGATATGCGGCGTAGCCAATTCGAACAGTTCTTTTCGCGTGAACGCATCTGGTTTGTTGGTGACCTCAATCGCTTTTCCGCGATCCGCCCCCAAGTGAACCTGTTCACCCGTTTCCTTGCCTGAATTGGTTTTGAATCCTAAGACCAAAAACTGCCGCATCTCACTCACCTTTCGAAACTTGAAACCTGTTGCGTTACGCAGTTACCACTCGGTGCCCAGCGTAATCCGTCTTGTCACCAGCAGAACCGCCCTGCATACCAGCAACCGCCCCGTACATGACGGCAACAGTGCAGTACACATCGAAGGTCCCTTGCTCAATCCACTTGATACCAAGCAGAGTCAGGCCTGTGTCTTCGTCGGTCATCGTTTCGAAACTGGCGATTTGAGGGATCCCCATCGCTCGAGCAACGTCGTTTGTGTCTGTTGGAACACGTGTTGCCAGGATGATTGATTCCTTCGTTCCGAAGAACGACGACAAGTTTTCAGAGTTTGCTGGCATGTCTGGATATTCCCAGATGTTGCTAAATCCCTGAATGTTCTGAAGTCGGCCGTAGGCTTCCGCCCCGATCCGCTGCCCGTGATAATCACCACTGGCAATTCTGCTATCGGTCGTCAGTGTTGACATCACTGCAGAGTTGACGATCCCGAAACGCCCAACCGTGTTCGCTCCGACCGCGTTCAGGTCTTCGCGGACATTCACCAGCATGTCTAAGTCAGAGTTCGCAGTGCTGTATGTACTGGTCTCTGAAAAGTTTGCTGCAACAGCCAATCCGAGACAGTAGTCAGCCATCGATTTTGCGAGCACATACCCGCAATTCATAGTGGCTTCTTCCAGCAGATTGATCTGATTCACGGTGCTGGCTTCGTCCAGAAAATCCAACTTGATCGGCACGTGCTTGTGCTGATTGATGGTCACCGGGACATCATCCAGGAGACTCTTGGATTCCGCAGCGTTCGCTTTGTAACCCGTCGACGCATCGTAGCTTTGCACGGTCGGCAAACTGGCAATGCGGGCGTTAACCTGCTGATTGAACTTGGCCTGCGAATCACTGAAGTCAGTAGCAAACGCGGACGTGAGGAAAGGCAAACGCACCTTGAAGGCGTCCATCACCAATTCAAGGATTTGTGGTGTCGATAGTGTCAGAGCCATTGTTTGGCACTCCTATTTTGTATCAATCGAAAACGAATCAAACGAAAGGGGGGTTGCGGCTATTTGTATTTCGCTGCGCGACGTTCTTTCACTTTGGCAATGGCTTCGTTTGACTCGTCGTCATCTGATGCCGTTTCTTGTGTTGCTGGATTCTGGACAGCCAGCGAGGCTTTCCAGTCATCCGGCGACTTGTTGAGAATGTGAGCCCGGAATTCTTCCACAGACTTGCCCTGGGCAATGAATGTTTCCGCGTCTTCGCCGAATCCAAACTTGTTACCAACAGCCGTCAGTTCCGCCGTGCGAACACGCTCAGAAGCGAGTGCCTGTTGAACAGCTTTGTCAACCACTTCTGCAGTTGGCTCAGTGCTGTCTGTTACGACTTCCACGGGTTCAACCGTTTCAATCACTGGTTCCACAGATGCCGTTTCCGTTTCTGTGGCGGTCGTTTCGTCTGACATGCTTAGCTCCTTTGGTTTGAGTTTTGCAGACGGTTGATAATTGCCACCGGGTGGCGACTGTGTGAATCGTTTGAGAACATCTTCTGGCGTCTTAGCTGTGAATCGCTCGGCATCGAACGAGGCAACCATTTGACTGCCTGTGTGCAACCAATCTGCATATCCAGCGTCAACAGCTTCCTGCCCCAGATACCAGGTCTCTGCGTCCATCAGTGCCCGAGCTTCTTCGATTGTGATATTCATGCGTTTTGCATAATCACTCGCCGCACCGTTAGCCATTTTGTCGAGCACATCCGCTTCTTTTCGCATGTCGGACGCTTCACCCAACACGACAGACGAAGGGTTGTGAATCATCACATAGGCGTTGTCAGCAATCGAAATTTGATCACCAGCCAACGCAATGATTGAAGCAATTGAGCCAGCGAGTCCATCAATGTAAGTGGTGACATTTGCGGGGTGTTGTTTCAGAGCGTTCTGGATTGCAACGCCATCAATCACAGACCCACCCGGGGAGTTGATGTGCAAGTCAATGTTGCTTGCCGTGATCGCCTTTAATTCATTGACGAAACCGCGTGCTGTGACGCCCCATTCCCCGATGTAGTCAAAGATATGGATTTCAGCGGTTTCAGAATCAGCCGCCACAATATTGAACCAAGTTTTACTCATCGTCAGTTGTCTCCATTGCTTGTTCGTCGTCGTCTTCTGCGACCACGGAACCCACAAGACCAGCTGCCGCCAGTGCTTCCTGTTCGTCTCTCAACGTGTCCACGGTTTCCATGAAGTCAGCGCCGTTGTTGTCTGCCATGATGCTTTGGCGGGTTCTCAGGTTGGCCCCGATCGCCTCAACCTGTGCTTTCACTTCTTTCAACGGATCAACCCAAGGCCAGCCGCGTGGGATTGCTTCAACCACCGGATCCATTGCCCGTTTGGCTGCTGTGATATTGAATCGTTGCGTGATTGTGTTCGTCCAGTCGTACCAGTCGTCGAACATGGGACGCTCGAAGTCGTCTTCCATTTCCGCTTGAACACAGCGCCAGCCTTCCCGATCCTCAAGCAATGCCTGCCGCAAACTCGAATAGTTTACGTCGCTGTAATCGTTTGAGAGTGTTGGACTGCTGACGTTCAGACCGTTTGACAGTTGCCGCATGAAGACTTTGTAGCCTTCACCATAAGTGCTTGTTGGGTAGTCAACGTCGAATTGTTTGAAGTCAGTTGCGTCGGTGATGTAGTCAAAACTTCCAGGCGTCGCGTCAAATGAATTTTCCGGGGCCTGTCGCTCTGCGTATTCGTCATCCGGATCAGCAGAAGGATCAGGAAAATCCTCTGACTCTTTCGAAACGAAGAAACCCATCTTCGCCGCAGCAACACGCCAGCCCACCACAATGGCCTCGTGAACTCCGTTCAACATTTTGATTTTGTGCATCACTGCCGCAAAGTCCGGGATGCCTCGCAACTGACCGACGTGTTCTTTTCGGTAGACGTGCAGAATTTGATCAGCCGGGATCCGCGTCTTCTCTTTACTGGTCGTGGCGTACTTCTTCGTCGGGTGTGATTCACTGAAGTGGTATGCGACCGGCCGATTGAACTCGTCCAGTTCAATCCCCATATCAACACGGTTTCCGTTTTCTGTCTCGTCTGTCGAGTAGGTGCTGTCCAGCAGATCCGGGTTCAAGAACCTCACTGCGTACCGATGCCGGTTGTGTGGGTAACCTCGCAAAATCTGAATGAAGCATTCACCATCAACGGCCCGGCTCATCAGAACCAGCCACTGAATCTGCCGCCAAGACATCTGGCCGCATGCACTCGGGGAAATCGACTGCCCTCGGTAGCGTCTTTTGGACCCGAACGCCTTCCATTCACGCTCGATTTCGGCATTCCACTTCTTATCTGGCTTCCCGTTCCGTAGCTTGTTCTTCGCCTGCAGGATAATCCCACGATGTCCGAGAACGTTCTGTTTCAGCAACGACAGAAACCGCCGCGTTGTGTCGTCATTTCTCGCCAAATCTCGAGAGCGTGCCCGCAACTTCTGCAGATCATTCCTGAGGATCGTGTTGATCTCGAGAGGCAGAAACGCCCAATCCTGCAGGTTCTCGTCGTTCGCGCCCTTAAATCCAGTGAGCAACGCTTTAGCCTGCCCATTCAGTCGCTTTTTGACACGATTGAACGGAACGGCTTTACCGTCATCATCAAACACGACAGGTTTTCCGTTTGCGAGTGTCATCAGTTGGCGAACCTCGAATAGATAGTTCGCCGGGTGCTTTTACCAGCCTTGGACAACAACTCTTTTCTGTACTTCAGGGCATACTGATCACGCATTCGCATAAGCTCATCCGTGCCCATGTGCTGAACACTGATCGCACCGCCCAGAGACTGCTGAATCTGCGACTTAGACGCCCGCCCCTCAATCAGTGCCTCGAGTGAATCGAGCACCTTTTTGACATGAGATCGGCCATCATGCCCCCGGCTCTGTTCTGCAAAATCGACCGCGATCGTGAGAACACCTTCAGCGACTTTGTATCGCTGGCCGGAACCATTCGAGACATGAGCCTGATAACTGTAGTCTCCGGCTTTGTAGTCCGCAGACGTTGTGGAACTCAACTCAACAAGATGATCCGAACCAGATGCAACCGCTGTAATCGTGATTTTGTTCCCGGCACTGACCAGAACATACACCAGCGTCCACGTATCAGCCGGGAATGTCGTGTCCGACCACTTCCAAGAGGCTGATTCGCCGACCGTCAGTTGTGACGGAATGTCTGATTGAACGACTGCAAATGTCATTCACAGAATGTAATAGGCGATTCTGGATAAATAGAAACACGCCCAAAAATGAACAAAACAGGCACAAAAGCGGCGGTTTCACTGCTTGACAGGGGGTTTTAGGTACTTATCTCTTTGCCCTTGTACCCACTCTTCCAAGTCCTCAGGCAACGCAAACCAATTACCCTTGGGCTTTCGCTGCCAGGCTGGAAGACCTTCGTCTTCAACGTAGCGGCCAACCTCAGCCTCACCGATACCCACGGCAATGGCGATTTCCTTGGCTCGTCGGTAAACGATTGGTCTCACCATCCTTGCACAAATCCCCGCTTGCGTGTTCGCTGGCGTCTCTGCCGTTGCTTCTGCTCCTGAACCTCAGATTCTTCTGGCGTGACATCTTGCATCGCCGCCGCAGCTCGCTTTTCGAGCCGTAATTTCAACCGCCCCATGTTCGGGTTGAGATACTCCAACGCTCCCAACGCATAGGCTCGGCAGTCAAGTTGCTCATTCGGTCCTTTCTTCCGCCATTCGTACCCCACCAGCGAGCCACGCTTGTGCTTCTCTACCTTCTCTTCATTGGTCAACTGTTCAAAGTGTTTGTCTGTGTAGTGCGATGGGAAATGGCAATACCCTGGCCCCGGTTCTGTAATCTGAAGACGGTTGAAAATGATCGTCTTGGCATCGTCAACGTTGACCGTCCGGAGAATGCAGCGAGACTTGTTTGACTTGTCACCCTGCCATGTGCCCTTATTGCAGATCGTGCCTGTATTCACCCCTTTTGTCGCGAACACTCCCCGTTTCCGCCTCGGCCCTGTGAACCGATAGACTTCCGTCGCCAGATATCCCGAGTCGATAAACGCCGCAGAAACAGCCAGTGAAACACCGTCCTCACGGATGAAACGCCGCAGCAGATGGTCTTCGAGGTTGTCCCAGACCTCACGGCGTTCTGGATCCCCTGAGAGGACGTGATAACCGAGCGACCATGATTCCCCCTCCAGTCCATGCCCGACAAACTCGAACTCGATTCGGGAATTCAAGCCACCCTGAACATCGGCCCCAACGGTGATCACCAGCACATCGTTCGGGATTCTGTCACCGTGCAGATAATCTTCGCCGCGATCATCCAAAGATGAAGCATCAACGCCAACACCTTCCTCCTCGAATGTCTCACCGAGTAAAGTATTGATCACCGTTTTCAGAGTCGTGACATTACCAATCTTCGCGTTCTTCGTTGCGTCTAACCAACGATCGACCATGTATGACCAAGGCCGCAAATAACTATAGCCAGCCCAAATCCTCACACCGATTTTTCGAGGCTTTGAAATTCGTTCATTGTCAGGGTTGAAGAACTGCTGCCGCTTCTCGTCGTAGTAGTAGCCATCGAGTGTTTGCCACCGACCAGCGGCGTCCATTCCCGGATACTGACGATAGTACAAAACGCAACCATTCACGCATTTGTAGTGTGCCGTCTCTGGCTGCCCTTCATCCCATGCCAACCCACTGAACTCGAGCCGCTGCAATGTGCCACAGTCCGGACACTTAACAAAACGCCAAAACACTCGATCACTATTTTCAACAGCTGTCTCAATCAGTGAGATACCTTTGGTCTTCGGAGTGCTGCCACGAATCGACTTCGGGAACGGTGCCTGATCAAGTCGACCGTCACCCAATTCGAAGCAACTACCCTCTCCGTCAATGTCTGAATCGAATCCATCCGTTTCATCATAAATCGCCACATCCTTCGTCATTCGCCGGAAGTTGCGAGCCGACTTGCCGCCCTTGATATCCAACGTCGCGCCATGGAAAGACTTCTTCTCGAGTGTGTTGTGTTTATTCTTGGATCCTACTGTGCATTTCAGTTTCTTTCCGAGTGCATCCACATCCCTCAAAAGCGTGTCGATTTCATCCGTAACGAAGTCCTTGGCGTCGCCGTCCGTTGGATGCCAGATCGCGACGTTTCGGTTCTTCTGCTCGATTAGGCAACCTGTCGCTGCCATCAGACATTTCGTGTATCCAACCCGCCGAGACTTCTGGAAGTTGACTTCCTCAATGTCGTCAGAAGTCATCCAGTCCAACCATGCGACCTGATACGGATAGCAGCGCCAGCGACCCTCTGTTCCGCTCGACTCCGGACTGAGGTAGAAATGCGTATTCGCCCATTCAGCACCTGATAACGGAACCCGCGTCCTCAGAGGCTCAATAGCTCGCCGAACTGCTGCGATCACTTCAGTCGTCATCCAAAACAACCTCCACATCAGCCAGCGCGTTTCGACATTCCGCGATAGCCTGTTTCACCAACTGTACTTGATCCCCTGTGAGTTCTGGGAAATGCCGCTTCATGATCAGCGGCAGGGATTCAAGCACTGGAATCATTGCCGCTACGCCTCGCTCGACTGCGTGTTCGATTAACTCAATTGGAGCCAGTAGTTTTTCAGCTTCATCGTTTTCGCGTTTCTTCTCCCTGTACTTCTCCCGCTCGAGTAGCTCACGAAAGTCTGAACTGCTTGACGTGTCTGACCGCTCATCAAACGACCTACGCAAAAACCGGATGTATTCAGTGACTGCCGTTTCCGGATACTTGCCAGCCGCTGTTTTTGTGATAGCACCCTCGTCAACAAGCTGCCGAATTCGCGTTGGACTGACATCACAAAGAGACGCCAATGCTTTTTGTGTTAGGTGAGGCACAATGAAGAGAAGGGGGCCTTTTTCAAATTTCGTAACCAGAAAAGTTAAACATTCTTCCTT